CGACGAAGTGACGGCCAGCAGTGACCCGACCACGCCGACGCTGAAGAAGTACCGCATTGAGGTCAACAACCAGCGGTCGAGCCCTCGCATCGGGCCCAACATGCTGGAGGACGCGGCCGTCAACGTCGAGCAGTGGCTCTCGGACAGCATCGCCCGTGATTTCGCCCTGAGCGAGCAGACCGCATTCATCACCGGCAGCGGCGTCGGCCGCCCGCGCGGAATCACGACCTACACCACGGCCGCCACGGCCGACAGCTCCCGCGCGTGGGGCCAGCTGGAGCACGTCACGACTGGCACGTCTGGCGGCTTCGGCAGCAATGCCAACGGCGTCGACAAGCTGATCGACCTGACCGGCAAGCTGAAGTCCGGCTATCGGCAGGGCGCTGTGTTTATGATGTCGAAGGCGACGCTCGCAGCCGTGCGCGTGCTGAAGACCAGCGGCGGGGACTACATCTGGCAGCCCTCGACCCAGGCCGGCAATCCGTCGGTGCTGCTCGGCTACAACGTGGCCGAGGCCGAGGACATGCCGGCGGTCGGTGCCGATTCGCTGTCGATCGCGTTCGGCAACTTCGGCAACGGGTACATGGTCGTCGACCGGCTCGGCCTGTCGGTGCTGCGTGACCCCTTCTCGCACAACCCCTACATTACCTTCCACGCAACCCGTCGTGTGGGCGGCGGCGTCGTCGACTTCGACGCGATCAAGTTCCTGAAGTTCTCGGCGTAAAGGAGACGACGACAATGCGCGATTCACTGAACCAGACGAAGGTCACCTCGGCGTTCAATTACGCTGATCGGTCGGCCACGGCGAACGGCACCAACATCATCGACATGCAGGGCTTCGACGCCTGCACGTTCGTGGTGCAGGTGGCCGGCGTCACCACGGCCGACAGCAGCAACTATTTCACGCTGACGATTCAGGCCGGTGACGCATCGGATCTGAGCGACGGGGCGACGGTCACGGCGGCGACGGGGCTGCTCGGCAGCAACATCGTTATCGACGCGACCGGCGACGCCAACAAGGTCGGCCTGATGGGCTACGCGGGCGGCAAGCGCTACGCGCGCTTGGTGGCGACCGAAACCGGCACCGCGGTCGCGGCGTTCTCGGCCGTGGCCGTGCAGCAGCTGCCGCACGTCGCCCCGACCGGCGACAGCACGCTGGCCTAGTCACACACTGCCGGGGCTGCTGTCATGACGGCAGCGGCCCCGCAGCCCTTCCGCGAGGCCCTGACATGGTGCGACTGCTGACCGAGATCCGACTGTCTGACTTCGGCCGACTGGCCGCGGGCGAAGTCTGCGCGCTGCCGGCGGGCCTCGAGGCCGCGCTGATCGCGCAGGGAGCCGCGGAGCGCGTCACAGAGACGCGGCAGGCCCCGTATCAGCAGGCCATCGTTGCGGCCCCGCAGCGCAAGCGGCGGGTGCCTGAGGTGGCGGCATGAGCTGGCGACGACAGCCGATCGCGTCGCTGGTGACTGGCCCGGCGGTCGAGCCGCTCACGCTGTCGGAGTGCAAGCAGTTTCTGCGCGTCGACCACGCCAGCGATGACACGCTGATCTCGGCCATGCAGGTGTCGGCGCGCGAATGGGTGGAAACCTACACGCGACGGGCCCTCTGCACGCAGACGCTCGATTTCCGGTATGCGGGCTGGCCGATCATCGGGGATGCGCTGGTGGTGCCATATGCTCCGCTGCAGTCGATCACCACGATCAGCTACATCGACGAAGACCAGGTGACGCAGACGCTGGCGGCCAGCCAGTATGTCGTGCGCGCGCAGGCCGGCCCGAGGGCGGGCCGCGGCACGATTGAAATTGCGGACGGCGTCACGCTGCCGACCCTGTCGACGCAACCCGATCGCCCCGTCACGGTGCGCGCGGTCGTGGGCTACGGCTCGGCCCCGCAGGTGCCTGACGGCATCAAGTCGGCGATCTATCTGCTGCTGGGCGACCTGTATGAGCAGCGGCAGGAAACCATCACGGGTACGATGGTGCAGGGCACACGCTTTACGGTCGATCGACTGCTTGGCCCCTATCGGCTGATCGAGGCGGCATGACAGCGATCGGCCAGATGCGGCACCGTGTAGCGATTGCCAACCCGACGCGCACGGCAGACGGCGACGGCGGCTATACGGATGCCTGGGTGGCGGCGAGCCCGTCTCCGGTGTGGGCGCGGATCGACGTCGCCACGGCCAGCAACATCGAGCGGCTGGTGGGCAATACCATCGAGGCCCCGATCTCGCACATTGTGACGATGCGCTGGCACGCCGGCGTCGGCACGCGCAGCCGCCTGACGTATGACGGGCGCACGTTCAATGTGCGCGGGCTGCAGAACATGCAAGAGCGCGACAAGTGGCTGGTGCTGGCGTGCGAGGAGCGGATCTGATGGCGGCGACCACGCTGGAGCTGCAGGGCCTCGACGATCTCAAGAAGCTGGTGGCCGGCTTCGCTGAGGCCTGCACGGACGACGGGCAGCGGCTGGCCGACGAGGCCGCGACGCGCGCGGTCGAGGAGGTCAAAGCGGCGTATCCGCAGGGGCCGACGGGCAACCTTCGGAAGGGCGTGCGGATCGTGCGCGTGAAGGGCGACGGGCATCGCGTGCTGTCGATCGTGAAAAGCACGGCTCCGCACGCGCACCTCTACGAGTACGGCACACGTCGACAGCCGGCGCGGCCCGTCGTGGGCGAAGTCGCGGCTCGCGTGCGCCGTGACTTCTACGCCGACCTGCTGCGGATGGTCGAGCGCGTGACTGGCGCGAAAATCACAGGGGGCACCATTGGCCAGTAGCCAGGCGGTCGACACGGCACTGATCGCCAAGCTGACCGGCGACGCCACGCTGATGGCCGCGGCCCCCGGCGGCGTCTATCGGGAAGTGGCCCCGCAGGGCGTGCAGGAGCCGTTTATCATCGTGCAGCAGATGACGCACGAGGACCAGTATCTGCTGCGCCGGCAGGAAGCGTTCGAGTCGTTCCTGTATCTGGTCAAGGCGGTGCAGCAAAGCATGACGGCAGCGGCCGTGCAGACCTGCGCCGACCGCATCCAGACGCTGCTGCAGAATGGCACGATGTCGCCGACCGGCTACAATCTGACCCTGATGCAGCGCGAAGAGCGGATCGCCACGGTCGAGATCGACGAAGACCGGGATCTGCGGTATCAGCATCGCGGCGGCCTGTATCGCGTGATCGTGGAGCCGACGGCATGAAGATCCTCGTTTGCCATCCGGGCGCGTCGTGGGCCACGCACGACGTCTATACGGCGGTCGTGGAAGGCCTGCGGGCGCAGGGCGCGCAGGTGGTCGAGTGGCGGCTGGATGGACGCATCGAGCGCTGGCACAGCTTCCTGCACTACCTCTGGCGCAAGCAGCGACGCGAGAAGCAGGGCCAGCACTGGCCGAAGCCGTCGGCTGCCGACACGCTGCACATGGCGACGACGGGCCTGATCGAGCGGGCGCTGGAAAAGCACTGCACCGATCTGGTCGTGGTGTCGGCGATGTTCCTGCCGCCTGAGAAGATCGCGCTGGCGAAGCGGGCCGGGCTGCGCGTCTGGATGCTCTGCACCGAGACGCCCTATGACATCGACGACGAGCTGCGGCTGGCGGCTCTGGTCGACGGCGTCTGGACGCACGAGCGCGCGGCCCTCGAGGCGTTCCGCGCGATCAACCCGCGGACGGTCTACCTGCCGCATGCGTGGCGGCCGGGCGTGCATGACAGCGCCACGGCGGCCCCCGTGCAGCCGTGTGACGTGCTGTTCTGCGGCAGTTACTTCGCGGAGCGGATCGCGTGGTTCGAGGCGATCGACTGGACGGGGATCGACCTGCACTTGCACGGCACGACTGAGCTGATCCCCAAGTCGAGCCCGCTGCAGGCCTACATCAAGGGCGGGCTGGTGCCCAATGCGGAGCTGGTGCGGCTGGCGAAAACGGCGGCCGTGACGATCAACTTTTTCCGCAAGCCACACGCGGGCCATGTGGCAGAATCAGTGAACCCGCGAATCGTCGAGATGACCGCTGCCGGCTGCTGTGTGATCACGGATCACCGGGCAGAGGTGGCCGAATGGTTCGGCGCATCGGTGCCGACGTTCACGACGCCCGCGGAGGCCGGCGCGCTGATTCGGGCGCTGCTGGCTGACCCGCTGAGGCGTCAGGCGTGTGCGACGCAGGCGCGGGCCAGGGTGGCCGGGGCCAACTGGCACGCACGCGCGCAGCAGATGATGACGGATTTAGCGCGCTGGACGCGCGGAGGAGAATAACCATGCCGAAGTACCACGGACGCGGGGGCGTCCTGTATCTGGCCGCGACGAATGCCGGTGCGGCGTCGTCGGTGGCGAATTTGACGCAGTGGACGATCAACATCGAGCAGGCCACGGCCGACGTGACCAGCCTGGGCGACAGCTGGTCGACGTTTGTGATGGGGATCAAGTCGGCGAATGCCAGCTTTAGCGGTTTCTTCGCAGACGATGCGGATGTTCCCTTCGATGCGTTCGATCAGGCGCAGGCCAGCGGCACGGTGGCGTGCTACCTGTACCCGTCGGCCAGCGCCCCGACGAAGTACTGGGCCGGCCAGGCGTGGCCCACGTCGGTGACGGTCGAGGATAGCGTCGGCGGGGCGGTCAGCATCAGCGGCAACCTCGTGTTCAACGGCGCGGTCACGCGCGCGTAAGACGGCACATGATGCAGGTGCGAGGCGTCACGGGTGAGCTGCGGTGGGCGTATCTGCCCGCCTGTGTGTTCGGCCCGTGGCGTCTCCACACGCATCCGACCGGCGCGACCCTCGAGGCCGAGCTGGTCACGCAGGATGCCTACCGCATGGGGCAGGAGCCGCTGACGGCCCTGCTGCACGTGGGGCGGCAGACGCTGATCTATCCGGTGGAAGGTTTGACCGTGAACGGCTCGCAGCTGTCGGTGACGCTGGGGCCACAACAGCCGAAGGGGCGACGATGACACGCAAGAAGCCGCAGAGTATCCGATGGTTTGTCACGCCGGCGACGGTCGATCTTGACCTGGGCGACGGCTACACGGTGACAGTCAAGCGCGAGCTGACCGTGGGCGAGTCGATGGCGGTGCAGCAGTCGCTGGTCAAGAGCGTGCGCGCCAATGGCACGGTCGAGCCCGATCTGGCGGCCATCTGGAAGGCAAACACGGTGGCCTACATCGTCGACTGGAACCTGACGGACGGCGGCGGGCGCGTCGTGCCCTTCACGCCGGCGGCGGTCGACAGTCTGGCGAAGCCGGCCTGGGATCGCATCGAGTCGGCGGTGCGGGCACATATTGAGGCGCAGGAGGCGTCACGCGGGGAAAACCCTATCGTGACTACATCCGCGCCGGGCTCGGCATCTGCCGACTGATGCGCTGGACGTGGCAGGACTTCGAGGCCCTGCCGCTGACGGTTTATGACGTGCTGGTCGAGCAGCTGCGCGACGAGCAAAACGAACGATCACCGGGGGGCCGCCTGTGGCAGTCGTAGCGACATTCCGAGCTGACTTCAGCGACTTCATGGCGAAGGCCCAAGCCGCGCAGGGATCGCTCGACAAGATCGGCCAGGCGGCCGGCGTGACGGCCAGCACGGTCACGCGCGTCGGGAATTCCTTCAGCGGCGAGCGCATCATCCGCGAGGCGACGGCGGCCGCGCTGGCGGTGCAGGAGATCGGCGGGGCGTCGAAGCTGACCGAGGCCGAAATGGCGCGCGTGAATCGCACGACGGGCGAGGCCATTGCCAAGATGCGCGCGCTGGGCGTGGAGGCGCCGGCCGAGATCGTCAAGCTGAACGACGCGACGAAGACGACCGAAGGCCTGTTCTCGGCCCTGCCCGGCCCGATCAAGGCGGTCGGGGCGTCGCTGATGACCGCACTAGGCCCGATCGCCATCGCGGGCAC